CTTAGTTTGTACATTTATAACTCCGATGAAGCAGAAAATACAGATGTTGTAGTCATCCCACAACCAGCATACTGAGTCAATCCAGAAAAACCATTTAATGCCATATAAAAACCATCCACATTTGCAGTTGATGATCCATCTGAAGCAGATGTAGCTGTTTTAAGCCCAATTCCAGCTTGATATAACTGTGGTGATGTAGTTAATAGCGCAATGGTAGGAGTGGCTCTTTTAGTCGCCCTAAAACCAGAAGAACCCATAAAATAAGTTGTGGAATAAGCATTGCCGCCAAAACTTCCACCAATAACTTCATAATACCTCTGACACAAAGCCAACTCAGTACCATAAGGTCGGTAATCAAAGCTAGTTGCTGTTGAGCCTTTTTCTAGCTGTACGCCTGTGATGTAGAAAGTTGCGCCATTTGTTCCGACTACTGATGTTGCGCCTGTAGGAGCGTAGTAACTGGATGTAGTCCATGCACCAGCAGTACCTGTAAAAGTTGAACCTGTACCCATTGAAAATAATAATTGAATGCCAGCCCCATTGGTGGAATTCCATGTACCTATAGTTGACCCTGTAACAGTTACAGTTTTTTGCTCCCAAGTATTTGCGGCAGAGATGGTATATGTAAATGGATAAAGTGCGCTGCCAGTTGAACCCTCAACCATGCTACCGCCAAAAGTTCCTGTGAGCGAGCTACGAACCCAAAAAGACAGTGTGACTGTTGCGGCAGATGCTGTACCCCAAGCCAAGTCTGCTATGTTGTATCCCTCAATAAATTGTTGAATAGCAATTATGTCTGTAGACGCTACTGAATATGAGGAAGTAGAGGTGATGCCTAAATAGCTTTTGAATCCTGCTGGAGGAGTAACAGAACCAGCGTTTTGCTGAACATTGAACCTTGCAGCACCTGAGTTGTTTTGCACTTTCCATCGGTCAAGTGTGTATACACCAGTAGTTCCACTGACACTCGCCCCCGCATTCCTCTGGTCAATAACACAAGCCCCATTTATGAGTCTATTCTTGAAGCCTGTAACAGATGTAACAAACTCTCCAGTTGAGCTAGTGGTAGGAGTTGTAATTCCTGTTGTGCCGTTTAGGACAATTGTCATGCTGTCACCTCAATCCAATTTGTTGTGTCTTCATCCCAACGATACATTTTGCTATCAGTGGGGTACAGAACAGGCGCAGTCCAATTGCAAGTTTCCTCAACCAATATCCAACTAGGAAAAGGTTTTGGAGGAATAAATGCATTGCGATCTTCGTCAAAACTGTAGCCAATACCGGCATAGTTCTTTCGAAAATTTGCGTTGTAACTAGTCTGTTTCCATTCGCCACCAAACAATCTTTCACAGAATGCTGCGCCAATATATTCATCTTCAACACCATCAGCATTTGCTGTATCAGCATTGCTCACCACAATGACTTGTGTGACGATGCCGTTTTCAATTTTTGCAAAATGTGCCATTAGTTTTTACCCAAAATCTTTTCAGTTTGGTTGATAGATTTTAGTCATATCAATTCAATCTTAAGATAACGATTCCCGAACCACCAGCAGCACCCGCATTCGTTGGGAATCCACCACCACCACCACCAGAACCGGTATTAATTGTGCCAACTGTTGCCGCAGTGCCTCCAGAGCCTCCGTTACCACCAATACTACTACCGCCTGTTCCAAGTGTTCCGTTATACGATCCACCACCACCACCACCCGCATAGGTTACGGATGAGCCACTAATAGAACTTGATGATCCAGCACCGCCAGCACCGCCTACGCTATTTGCGACTATGGCATTACCCCCAACAGCACCTGCGCCACCACCTCCAGCACCCGAACCTCTACCGTCTGAACCGCCTGAAGAAGTGCCTAAACCGCCATTGTTACCTTGTCCAGATGTTCCAGTTCCAGCAGTACCACCACGACCACCAGCAGTGCGTCCTTGTCCACCACCTGATCCGCCATTCGCAGTTCCGGTATGTGTGCTTTCTCCACCTCGCCCACCACCTCCACCTGTAGAGGTAATTGAACTAAAAACACTATTGTTGCCAAGAGTGCCATCAGAAGAAGAAGTGCCACCAGAACCACCAGCACCGACAGTAATTGTGTAAGAAGTTCCGGCTGTAACAGCAAAAGAAGTGCCTGTTCTAAAACCTCCAGCACCACCACCACCAGCAATTTGCCCCCCACCACCTCCGCCACCAGCAACCACAAGGTAGTCAACAGAAGTAATGCCAGCAGGTGCTGTCCATGACCCCGATGATGTAAATGTAATTACTGTGCCGGAAATATATGACTTACTGCCAGCAAGAAAGGAATTTTTTGCAGCAAACATTATGGCGTGTATCCTTGTCCAGCAGACCCATACCAATTTGTTCCATCAGCAATGAAACTCAAAATATCCATCTTGCCAGCCGTTGCAGTGATTGTTGGTGCGCCAGAAGCTCCCCATTTCACATTGGTGAATGTTGCTGTGCCATTGCCAGTGCTTGCTGCCTGTTTAAGCAAAAGCACAAATGATTTGCCAGCAGTTGCTGTTGGCATGGTGAATGTGCAAGCTGTTGATGCCGTCAAGGTTGCGGTTTGCATAGTGCCATTGGCTAAAGACAAAGTGTTTGAACTTGTGACTGTGCCAATTGCAACAACCCCCTCTGTATACGAACCTGATAGGTTCACGCTTTTTGCAGTGTCAATGGTGACCGCAGTCGTAGGTGTAGCACCTGTTTGAATAACAAGTGCGCCTGTTGTATCCGCAGTAACTTTATATGCGGTTGTGCTTGTGGTTGATGCGCTGATCGTACTCATATCACAATATGCCTTTGTCCAGATGCAATAGTCAAAACAACACCGCTATTGATGGTAAAAGTTCCAACAGTCAAGCCATTAGTTCCTGATGCAATAGTGTAACTCTCAGTCATTGTGTCTGAGTTCAACATAATTCCATTACCAGCAATAGGAGCAGTAACTTTCAACTCGCCTGTGCTTGGTTTATACAGAAGTTTGGAGTCTCCTGTATATAAAGTAGTTGGAGTACCACTTGTAGCAGATGCAAATATTGGATACAAGTAACTTGTGGTTGCAGTGTCATTGCTTAATGATGCGCCAGAGCCGCCCCCTCCACCATTTGATGCAGATGTAACACGACCATAAGCGTCAACAGTGATATTTGCTGCTGTGTAGCTTGCCGCTGTGACTCCACTTGTTGCCAATGCAACAGTTCCACTTGTCGTAATCGTTCCACCAGTTAAACCTGTTCCAGCAGTGATTGATGTCACAGTGCCAGAATAAGCATCATTTGAAGTGATGGTGAAGTTGGGATAAGTACCAGTGACGCTTGTAGTTCCAGCACCAGTTAACGCAACAGTCTGATCTGGTGCGGAATTGGTAATCGTGAAGTTAGGATAAGTTCCGCTTGTGCTGATTCCTGTGCCAGCAGTCAATGCAACAGTTTGGTCAGGAGCAGAATTGGTAATCGTCACAGAACCAGTTGATCCCGAAACCGATATTCCTGTGCCAGCAGATACTGCCGTGACACCTGAGTTAGCAATCGTGATAGAACCAGCACCCTCTGTAATGCTGATACCAGTTCCATCAGTCAGAGTATGCTTTTCCCAAAGAGAAGTTGATTCGTTGTAAATCAGTACTTCACCATTGCTAGGAGATTGAGCAGACACATTGTGCAACTCATCCATTTCATAGCCGTTTTGTATGCGAACATACAAACGACCATTGCCACTGTTGGCTCTTTCAACCACACCAATGTAAACAAGGTGGTTAGGTGCGTAAGGCTTGGTTGCAGTCAATGTTCCCGCTGTTGCGCCAAGATACAAAGTATCTCCTGCCGTATACGCTCCAAGGTTCAAGCCATCTTGAACACCTTGGCAAAGAACCAAACCAGCTTGTCCAGCGGCAATGTCCTCAGCACAAACACCAAGCGTCTTAGCTGATGTTGCGTCACCAGTGTTGTATGCCAACTTAACAGATACCCGATCACCCTGTGCCGAATACATATAGACAGGCTGACCTTTGTTGATCGTTATAGCTTCATCATTGGTGACATAAGCATACAAAGTCTGACCAATATCAGCGGCAATGTTAGTTGTCAAACCAACAGTCAAAGTCTTTTGAGTGTCATCCCAATACAACTTACCAACAGAATTTGTATTTGTTGCGGTGGTATCAAACTGCACAAAATCAGGTGATGAAATGCCACCTGTGATGCCTGTCATTGAGGTGATGTTATCGTTTGCGCCAGCAATAGCCCAACTTTGGTCAATCTTTTGCCAAGTTGAACCATTGAAAATCAACCAATCCCCTGCTTGCCAATCAGTGATGCCGTTCAGGTTTGTAGTTCCAGCAACAGAGACTACATAGTAATAGCCATTCGTGCCAGTGCTACTTGCAAGCGTAGGAGTGTTTGTGGATGCGTTCCAAGTGCCTTGATAACTCAGTCCCCCAGCAACTGATGCCCATGAAAGAGCAGTGCCATTGGTGGTTAAGAACTTTCCTGAGTTTCCTGTCTGACTAGGAATCAGGTTATCAATCTGAGTCTGAAGTGAGGCTAGAGTATCAAGAACAGACTGAGAAGTGCCGCCACCATTAGTAATGACTTTGATGCGTTCTGCAAGGTCAGGAGCAACAACTTCACCAACATTGAGTTCAACACCAGAAGACAATGCAATGATAAGACTACCATCAAAATCAATCCGAGCAGAGGTAACAGAAACACCATCAACACCATCCACTCCATCACGCCCATCTCTACCAGCGTCACCCTTATCACCCTTTGCGCCATCTCGACCTGCTTTTCCATCTTTGCCATCCCTTCCATCTTTGCCGTTGATACCATCACGACCATCTTTGATAGAAGCAACACGCTTTTCAATGGCATTGCCTACATCGTCATAGCGAGAACGAATGTCAGCTTCAATCTTCTTCAGGGCTTGAACAACGAGGTCAACATTCTCACCAATCTTGCGCTTTTGCACTTCTTTGGCTTGAGCAACTGACTGACGCACTGAATCCAAAACAGCCATCTGCTGTTCAGGAGTCATGTTCTTAAGGATTAGCTCCTTGGCAAGGTTTTCTACATCCATTATTCAGTACCAGTTTGTGCAGAACTCAACTGCTTGGTCAATTGGTTGAGGAAATCTTCTTCCATGCCTGAAATCTTGTTGTTTTTCTCTGCCATTTGCAGTTCAACAATCTTAGACTTGTTCTTGATGTCTGCTTCTTTCAACATCAATTCGGCAATCTTAACTCTCTTGTCAAACTCTTTGGAAGCTAAATCATCTTGATTTGGCAAGTTTTTGGTCAATGCACTGGCTGTTTTTGCCTGTACTTCTTGAGGCATTAACTGCGCTTCAACCAACAATTTCTGTGCTTCAGCCCGATTTTGCTCTGCCGCTGTAGTGTTTACAGCAATCTGAGCCTGTGCCGCTTGGATAGCCAACTGCTGTTGAGCCTGTTGCATCTGCTGTTGCTCAGGATTTGGTTGCATCATCTCATCCAACTTGGCAATCAACTCCATTCGGTTGCTCAAACTGGAGTTTGCAACGATTCCCTTTAGGATAATCGGCAAAACAGGGGTTTCAGCACCCAAAGTCTGCAACAAACCAATGAATTGCTGTTGCTCATACTCACGAGCAATGATGCCAAGGGTGGCAGTGGGGATGAAGTTCATGTCTACAGAGGGATAACGCTCTGGGTCAAACTGCATGAACCTGAAAGCCGCTTTTTTGATGAATGGAATCAAGAAATCTTCTTGGAAATTCACCAAAGTACGCTTGTATTTCTTAATGATGGAGGCAACAGCCATCGACATACCGCCACCAGCACCATCACGAGCCGCTTGGCTGACCATTCCTTGAGAATCCAGCGTACCAGTGGCTTGCAAGAGCATTCTTTCAAAGGCTTGGGCAGTGGCAAGGTTGTTTGGGTCACTCTGACCAAACTTGAATGGGTACAAAATCTCGCTAGGCGAGCCATTTGTCAGGATTGCCTTGCCCGGCTTGATCTCAAACTTCATTCCACGAGGCAAACGAGTGGCATCCATTGCAATCATGGGGGAAGTGGTCAGTGCCAATGAGTCCAAGTGACTGCGAGTCTGTGCATCAATGGCTTTTTGCATATTGAATGCCTTTTCCACTGTGCCACGACCCAACAATCTGTTCGGAATCGTATCGTCTTGGTAGGACAGAACAGGTCTGTCTTTCATCATGTAAGGGTTTTCCTCAGCTTTGAGGAGCAGTCCATCGTTGGCAATCACAACAATGGCTTCAACCATGTCTGTGTAGTCTTCAGCGGCTGAGTTTTCGGGGAACAACTCAACGATGTCCTTGTTTTCCTTCATGTTATTGAGGTACTCACGGGGGACAAGACCATAGTAGGTCAGCAAAAGCACCTTTTCATCCTGATACTGACTCACCTCTTGGGTAGGTTCAAGGTCAGTGTCTTCGTAGGTGGGCGTGATGTCTACCTTTCGGTAGATGCCTTTCTCGATGCCAGCCACAATCTTGTGAATTGAGACATACTTCTCGATAGCCACGCCCATGCAGTCGTCAATGGATGTGCCATTAGGGTCAAACAGGAAGTTCTTTGGGTTGACAGGCATGATCTTGACAGCAATTCTGTCTCGCTCGATCACACCAATTGCGGCTTGCCCCTGCATATTCGGGATGGCTTGTGTGGCAGGGATGTATTCTTTTTCAGTTTTGACAACAATCTCGCCAATGCCTGTGCCGTAGATTTCTGCCATCAACTCAATCTGGTCAATACACTTGCGAATCTTGTCCTTCTTAAAGTCCTCCATGAGTTGAGCTTTAATTATCTCAACATCAATAGGGTTGCCGTTCACATCTTGGATATTGTCTTCAATGTCAAAGAACTCTCCTTGACCGAAGATAGCTTCCATAATCTCAGCGTGACGAGTCTCAACAGCTTGCTGAGTGGCGGGGGTTACAATACGGCTACGCTCAGACTCACGGGTCTTGTCTTCAGAAGCCCACTGACCTCGGAAGATGCGTTCGTACTCTAGCCAATCAGGGAGGAAGTTGACATCTCGGTAGTCACGCCACTTTGTGCAATGGTCAACAACAAAATCTGTCAGTTCTTTATCAGCCTCCGTAGGCTCATAAAACTCATTTTGCTCTAACTTGACTTCTTTATTTGTTGCCATTTATATCCCCGAAATTATGTCTAGTGGCTCCCACTCATCTTCTTGGTCATCTTGGAAGTATGAAGTGACTGCCAGTTGGTCAATGTAAGATAAGGCATCGGGTAAGTCATCATGCACACCTTGGGCAGGGAACATCAAGAGTTGATCTTTGAATTCATCCCAATCTTCCTCGGAGTTCAGCACGATTCGCCCATGCTCAAATCTTCCTTGAAGTGACCAAATAATACGATCAGCCTTTTTGCGATTGCCGTGGGTCAAGTCAACTATGTGTGAATATACATTATTTTTCCGCATTAAGTCACTCAAATACGGCAAAACTGCGTTTTTTAACGCCCCCCTCTCGATTCCGACACTCATTGGGCGGTATTCACGCATTTTCAGCAGGATGGTGGCGGCTGTTTCCCTGATGTCCCACCGCCCATAGGCAATCTCTTTGACAAACCACTTTCCATCATCTGTCACCTTGACCACGGCAATGGCGGTCTGGTCTAGCCGTTTCTTGGAGTTAGCCGCC